ACCGCGTTTTGCAGTACAGAAACTTTTCTATATGGAAGAGGCGATGAGTGAGGTACACAACGCCGAAGCCCTGTTGAACACCCTGAATGATTTGCAGAGCATAAGCAATGAGGCAAAAGCGAAACTCGACATCCAGCTGGCCGATATCTATGTAAACTTCAGTAGGCTGCTGAACTCTTTTGGCAAACGCGCGGAAGAGGCAGACACGCAAAGGCAAGCCGATGCGACAGATCTCACATATTAGAAGGATGCCTAACTGGTCATTATGATGGTGATTAGTCAGAATGAGGTGAGAATCCTCTATATAGGCAAGCAATGGGCCGTCGGTGAGTACAATGGCAACAACGCCTGGTTATACAACCCCGACAACGGTGCTTTGAACAACAACAACAAGTACAACAGTTATCAGGTGCGCCCGCTCCTCGAATCTGATGTGTATGACAACGCAGCCTTGGAGTTTTACGAATTACCGCTTGAAGAGTGGTATGAGGTCAACCGCCAGTGTCGTCGCAGGAAGGCAAAGAAGCCTTCCTGCCTCATTTTCCAGTACCACCTCGTGGTGCAGCTCGTGGAACTGGTCCACGAGGTGGGTAATATGGAATATGTGATGCGCGTAGGTATCTGCTTTATGATTACTGTACCACGACTGCGCGAGGTGCTGGCCGCCGACTTTGGCGACCGTCTCGTGCAGACGTGGTATTTCAATGAGTTGAATTGGTGGCTGGAGCAATACCACCTGCATCCCGACAGCTACAGTTGTCGCGTCGGCAAGGGTGGACTACGGGCGGTGCAGCAGTTCCAGGAGTATGTCTTCGAGGTTAGCGAGGGCTACACCAAGGATTGTTATGTCGCTTCGCTGGACTTGCAGAGTTTCTTCATGTCGATTGACACAGAACTTGCAGTGCGCCTGATGTCACGTTTCATTGAAGAGGTGTACGGCGGGTCACACAAGAACCTGCTGCTTTACCTTACACGCATCATCTACCAGTCGCTACCGCAGAGCCACTGTGTCATTAAGTCGAATGAAAGGATGTGGCTCGGTTTCCCCAAGTCGAAATCGTTGCGTGGCAAGACCAATGGCATCGGCATTCCCATCGGCAATGTAACCTCTCAAATGCTGGCCAACTTCCTCACCACGTTCTACCTGCGCTATCTGTCCTCATTGGGATATCTCTTCGTGCATTATACCGACGATACCGCCTTTGTGTTCGCCGATAAAGCACGGTTCCTTGAAGATATTGCCCGGTTTGAGTGGTTCCTGCAAACGGAGCTGCACCTGACGCTACATCCTCACAAACGGTATCTCCAACACTATTCCAAAGGTATCTGTATGCTGGGTTACAAGGTAAGGTACGACAGGACACTGCCGAGCGACCGAATTGTGCATAATCTCAAATGGAAGGTGGAGTGTGCCATCAGGAAAGCGGAAGGCAATGTGAGTTATATGATGGTGGAGAAAGACCACTTCGTGCAGGTCATCAATTCCTATATGGGACTGATGAAGTGGTGCAACACATTCCGCTTTCGCCGGAAGATCCTGCAAGGCATTGCGGATTCGGTGTGGGGCAAGGTGTTGGTAATCGACACTGTGAATTGGCTGAAGGTAAACGTGAAGCCGGAAGCCTCTACGCTGGAGTATTACAAACGCCGGAATAAGAAGCGCAAGAGGCTGTCCCTTGCGGAGTGTCAGTTGTAATGTATCTTTGCATTACATATTAAGTCAAACAATAAAAAGTATAAGATTATGACAAAAAGGGAAGAATTGAGCCAGTTGCAGGCTCGCAAAGTGGCACTGCTTACCACGATGCATAAAAGCGACGCACACGCCGCCAAGTGCGCTAAACTCGGTATGGAGTTCGATCAGGAGTACCCCGATGATTACGCCGAGTATGTGGCAGCCAACAAGGAGTACCAGGAGGTGGAGCGTCGTATCAACAACCTGGAGTTTGAAATCTCACTGGAAGACGAGGAACCGGCTCCAGCTGAAACCACGAACAACGCCGAGGAGGAATAGGCCATGGAAAAAACAGACAGCAGGAAGTTTTGGCTTGGCGCAATTCTCGCTCTTCTGGGCGTGGCCATGCTTTTTGTGGGTATGTTTATCGACCCACAGGGCGAAGTGTCGGGTTCGGTGCTTGGTGCGGTCGGCGAGATCTTCCTGCTGGCTGGCAGCCTCCTCGGACTCGACAGCTATTTCAATTTCAAAATCAAAAAGTATCTAAAGAAGGACGATGGAGATTCTGTATGACAATGACGGCACACCGCTGATGTTCCGTAGCGACAGGGTGTTTGGCTATACCGAGACCCCAAAGCCGGTGGTGGAGAAACCCAAGGAAACTTTCACCATCGGCAAACGTGAGTTCGTGAGCTGGGGACCGGGCAACCGCTACCCCGATGACGCTGTTCGTACAATCGGCTCCACCGGCGTACTCTCTACCGGCATCGGCTTCAAGGCGCGTACCAGCTTTGGCCAAGGTGTCGTGCCGATGGATGTCACCGGCTACGACGATAAAGGGGAAATGATTCTCACCGGCTGCAAAGACGCAGAGGTGCAGAAATATTTCCGCTCCTGGCAGTTTATCAACTATGCCAGCAGCGCATTCCGCGACCTCTTCAAATTCGGCAACTGTTTCCCCATCCTCTACTTCAACCACGACGGCAGCCGTATTGTCAATGTCATCATTCACAACGCCCGCCATTGCCGGGTAAGCAAGGATAAGAAGTACCTGCTGACATTCCCGAATTTCGACGAACTGCAACCAACTGAGAAGGATTGCGAGGTATTCCAGATGTTGGATGAATACGACCCATTCCTTGACCTCGGCCGCCTGAAGGTGTTGGGTAAGCTGAAAGGTCAACCACTGGCGTTTCCTCGCATAAAGAACTACTATAGCAATAACGACTACTATGGCATTCCTGATTGGGATGCTGCTATGCGTAGTGGATGGATTGATATTGCCAACAAGATTCCCAAGTTCCTTGCCAAGAGCTATGCCAACGCGATGAGCCTGATGTGGCATATCCAGATTCCGAAGAGCTATTGGGATAAGGAGTATCCAAAAGGCGACGCGAAAAACAAGGAGGAGCGCAGTAAGAGGATCCGTGCTTTCATGGATAAGATGGAAGAGGATCTGTGCGGCGAAGAGAATGTCAGCAAGGCGTTCATCAGCACCTATGAGACCGGCATGAATGGCAAGGGCGATGGATGGAAGATTGAGCGTCTGGAGAACGAGATTGATGCCAAGGAAAGGCTTTCGACCTCGGCAGCGGCCAACTCAGAAATCCTCTTTTCATTGATGATTAACCCCAGCGTTTTTGGAGCGGGGATGCCCGGAGGTGCATACGCCGGCAACGCTGGCAGCGGCTCCGATATCCGTGAGAGCTTTTTGGTGTCCATCATTACCACCTATATCGAGAAGCAACAGGTATTATTCCCCATCAAAATGATGCTGGAGTACAACGGCCATGGTGATGACTTGGTGTTGAAGTATAAAGAAACCATCCTGACCACCCTGAATACCGGCCAGGCTAAAGAGGAGATTACAACATGACGGAACCACGCTTTTTCAAGGCAGAGAACAATGAGAACGCCGAAGAGTTTATCAAGTGTCTTCCAGTCGGCGTGCAGACATCGTTCACGATGATGGCACCGACTATCGCCACCGCCGAACTGCTTCGGGTGCGCCCGATGATTGGCGACAGTCTCTTTGACCGTGCCGCCGACTACTACGCCAGTCACGAGACGGAAGATGAGACCCTGAAACAGCTGGTTGAGTTGCTACAGATGGCTGTGGTGCGTCTGGCTTGCTGGGACTCCTTCGATGAAATTGCCGTGATGATGACCGACGCGGGCATCAGCGACAACCAAGGCGAGAAGAGGGTGTACCGCTATCAAGCCGACGCGCTGAAGAACACCCTCCAGCGGCAGGGCTATGAGTACCTGAACAAGGTACTGGAGTTCTGCACGGCAAACGTTAGCGAGTTGCCGGAGTTCGAGCAGTCGCAATACCACACCACCCGGCAGAATAGCCTCATTCA